TTTTTATACCAGCTTTCAATCAGCATTCGCTTGCAATATTAACAATGCGTTGCAAGTCGTTTAAGTCATTCTTTTTAGGTTCTTTAATATATGTGCTAAACGTAGAGCCATCTTTGAGAGTTACACGAATAATGATTTTTTGAATCTTATCTCGTGTTGAAGCAATACCAACTAAAGCGCCGACGTTACCAGCTACTAGACTACCGATTGTCGCATTACGGATTGTATGACCTTTTTTAGTCTTGACATCCATATCAATGTCGATTACATCCGCAATTTTAAAGTAATGTGGTGCGAAGAAGCCAATACGCATTTGTTTACTGACTGCATCAACAGCCAAAGAAAGTGTGCTGGCCGTTGATTTAAAATTGTATTCTTTATTTTTCTTTAAAATGTTTATTCCAGAAAGAATAAACACGGCGATTATCGTTAAAATAATAAGCCAAAACATTTTTAAATCCTCCAAAAACTTAACCAATTAATTTTAAAAATTCTTCTTTAACCAATTCTTCATCTAAAGCAGTGATTAGATCGTATTTTTCCATAAAACGAACATAGTTAAAATCTTTTATTTCTTCTTCGTCGTATTCAGAAATTTCTTCTTCTAAAATAGAACGAATCATTTCTCGATTTGCTTGAATTTCAAATAATTCTCGTCGTCTATCGTATTGGCTTGCGTCATGGTTTAAATGACCAAGTTCATGGTAGATGACCTTTTTCTTTTCCATTTCCGATAAAGCGCTATTAACATAAACCGTACGAAGAGGTGGATAATAAAATCCAGCTCTATCCCACATATCTGGCGAAAATTCGCATAGTTTAATGTTGTATTGCTTTACAATCTCACTTATTGTCACTTCCTGTCACTCCTAGAGATAACTCAATAATTTGAGCTATTTTATTTACATCAGCATTAGACAATGGCTTACCATCAAATAAGACAACATTGTCACGTAATGTTGATAGATCGATAGCTGGCTTATTAGGTTCAGTTCCAAAAAGAATGTAGTCTGATGTAGTCCCTAAAATTTGAGCTAGCATCGCTAGTTTTTTACCAGTTGGAATATTAGAACCTTTTTCCCATTTTGAAATAGTTGAATCTGATTTATAACCCATTTTTGTTGCTAATTCTAATTGACTCAACCCGTTTTGTGTTCGAAGATTTTCAATTCTCCGTCCGCGCCTATACTCTTCAGTCATTTTTTTACCCCTTTTATCTTTTTTGCTTTTACAAGTGTTATTATATAGTAGATTTGATTTAAAATCAAGAGTATTTGTTAAAAAAACGGAAAAACTTGAAAAAAAATCAACAAAACTGTTGACATTGAATTTTTTTCAAGTTATAATAAAGTCACAAAGTTAAGAAAGGAGCTAACGAATGAAAGATTTAAAACCAAATATCACAGTTCGAGAAATTCGAGCACGAGAAAAAATGAATCAAAAAGAATTCGGCAAAACGCTTGGCGTAAGCGCTCAAACTATTGGTTCGTGGGAAAAGAATGTATATTCGATCTCGCCCGAAAATTTGGTTAAGCTATGCTTGACTTATCATGTTTCTTCTTTTGACTTACTAGGAGCGTGATATTTTTTTACAAACAAACTTGAATTTAATTCAAGTATTCTTCAGAAATCCCAGCTAGGTTGATACGGCTCTAGCAGGTCAAAAATATTTACGCAGTTTAGAAAGTCTCCTATTAGAAAAAGAATGTTCCTCCAAAGAATACAATTGACATTATGAGGCTTGCTAGGGCTATACCAGCCTAGCTGGGAAAACAAAAAAGCCACTGAAAAATCAGTGACTTACAAAAACAACTTACTCACATTATAACAGAAAGGGGTTCAAAAATGAATGATGTTGCTGAAATCATTGAAAATAAAATTGACGTAATAGTAACGTCAGTTTTAGCAAATAAACTTGATTTTCTGAATAAAGATAACCAATTCAGCCCACTGATGACGCAAAGCGAAGCGAGAAAGTGGCTTGGTATTGGTGATGACACGTTGAAAAATTACATTCTTAAAGGAATGCCTGTTATCAAGAAAGGCGATAAAATTTATCGAATCCCACGAGACGCAGTAAAAGAATGGATTAAGAATGAATGGAGAAACATTTAACATGGACTTATTTATTATCTGCTTTAGTTTAGCAGCAATCATATACGTGCTAACATTGCCGTTTATCGGTAAGCGAGCGAGAGAATCAAGAATCGTCGAAAATATTCAACCGGCTTTTGTATTCGAAAGTTATGTTGTGAAAGAGAAACGTTACGACGATATGATTGAAGCGCTAGACGCAATGTACGGACGAGGCAAATAGTAAGGACACACAAACTACCAAAAAAGTATTTCACAAAAAAGGAGAATAAAACAATGAAACAAACACAAACATTTATCGTATTTCGCAGCAAAGAAAATGGACATTTCTTGATGGAATACAAGAACAGAACTAGAGCATTGGCATTCGAAGCAGGCTGGTGTAAAGACATTAATGACGCAATTAACACTACTGAAGAAGCTTACACGGAAGACAAAGAGAAATATGAAGGAATGCTACAGATGTTCAATGCAGAGCCTTTAAAAGTCGAAGCTGAATACACGCTCAAAACGTTAGATGGCAAAGAACCAGAAGAAATTGATTCAAAAGCAGCAGCTAGAAGCGTGGCTGAAGATTTATTTAAAAAATTGTTTGAGGATTGATAATGGCACAAAGAAGAATGTTCAGCAAAGACATCACATCTAGCGATTTGTTTGTTGATATGCCAGCAAGCAGCCAACTTCTTTATTTTCAGCTTGGCATGGAAGCAGATGATGAAGGTTTTATTGGTAATGCAAAGATGCTTAGTCGAGCATACGGAGCTAACAATGACGATTTGAAATTGTTACAAGCCAAAGGATTCATTATCATCTTTGAAAGCGGAGTGACCGTTGTTCGCGATTGGAAAATCAACAATCAAATTCGCAAAGACCGTTTTAAACCAACCATTTACCAAAACGAAAAAAGCTTGTTATCAGTGTCACCAACGGGTTCTTACCAACTTGGCAACCATTTGGCAACCACTTGGCAACCAGATGACAACCAACTTGGCAACCATTTGGCAACCCAGTATAGGATAGGTAAGGATAGTAAAGGTAAGGTTAGGTTAGGTAAGGAGAGTGTAGTAGAGAAAGCCAACAACCAACCAGCAACCAACATCAAAAACATTTCAGATTACTTTCAACAAGAAATCGGGATTTTAACCCCAAATCAGCTTGAGCAATTATTGGATTATCTAGAAATTGATGGTTTTGAAGTTGATGTCATTAAAAGAGCTATTGATAAAGCTGCTAATTCTGCCAAACGCTCTTTTGGATATGTAAATGGTATTTTGAGAGGTTGGAAACAAAACGGTATCAAAACTCTCACACAAGTTGACGAAGAACAGCGTAAATTTCAAGAATCGAAGGGATTTCCTAAAAGTAGTACAGAAGACTTGCATAATATTGTTGATCCAGACTTTGGATTTTAGAGGTGCTTATGGAATTAATGTCTTATGAATATATGATTAACAACGGTATTCTGGTAGATACTGGCGACGTCTGCACGATTCATAACAAACCGTATTACAGACGTATGAAACAGCAAGGAGAATACACAAACACAGCCTTTTGTTTAGACTGCCAAAAAGACGAATTGGAACGTTTAAAGCAGTCCAGCGCTGAGCAGCAAACAGTTAATGGAATGCTTGCTAAAACGTGGAATATGTTTGAATCTGTCAGCATTATTCCAGACGACTTAAAAAATGCAACGATGAGTAATTTCGAAGAACATAACTTCGAAGACCAGAAGGCACACGCATTTGCTCAAAGGGCGGTTCGTTATTACGAAAAAGGTGGCGAAGGCAACACATTTTTGCAAGGGCGCCCAGGTGTTGGGAAGAGTCATCTATCGATTGCAATTGCCAAATCGTTGAATGATACATTTAAGATTTACAATGAGCCAAAAAGCGTCATATTTATGCCGGTTGCAAGATTGATTCAGCGTGTGCAAGCTAGCTTTAATGGTGGCGGGCGCTTCACAGAAGAGTTTGCTACAAAACTACTAACAGAATGTGACTATCTAATTTTAGATGATTTAGGGAAAGAGACATGCACTGGCAATTACATCAAACCAGTCAATGAATGGACATATCGCTTTCTGTTCAATATTTTAGACAGTCGGACTAAAACGATAATTAACACGAATTTCTCACGAGCAGAACTTTTGAAAATTTACGACAACGCATTCGTTGATCGTTTAACGAAAGGTATGCGAGGAGATAAAGACCGTATTTTTAAATTTTCGGAAGGAGCTGAAAGCAAACGATGAACGAGCAAGAAATTAACATCTTGAATTACATCAAGAACCACGGCAGTTTTGAGCGACCTGTACCGCTGAAATTGTTGAAAGCTGAATTCGACCTTAGCGAGCGAGGGATTAAAGAAATCATCGAACGTTTAAGATGCGACTTTAAACAGCCTATTATCGCAAGCCGCAGAACAAGGCGTGGCGGTTATTACTTGCCAAAAAATGACATAGAACGCAATGTTGGTCTGCTGCCATACAAGGAGCAAATCTTGACATCGCAGAAAACTGTGACGGCTATCACATCAGTAAACCTTGCTGAATATTGGAAAGGTTGGCAAGTATGAACGAGCTACTTATCCAGCAGTTCGAGCAGAACTATTACAATTACTCGAGAGAAATTAGAGACATGCTTTTAAAGCTCGATACAGAGGCTCTGGTAGCCAAGTTAGCTAGAGACAGTAAAATGTATCAACTCAAGCAAATAGTTTTTTTAGAGAGGAAAATATGGACGTACAGAGCCTATTAAACAGAATTAACTTTCTCGAAGATAAAGTCCATCGGTGCTATGCAGAGATTGAAGATTATGAAGTCAAAATCGAGGCATACGAAGACGCATTGAACGAATTTGAAAGTTGCTTAAAGAAATCAAAGGTGCGAGCATGATTGAAATTAGATTAGACGATGAACTTGTCGGCTACTATGACGAATTAAGAGAAGCATTGCTGCAAACAATCGACGTTTTAACAGCCGATGAAACGGCAACGCTAGCCAAAATTTACAGAAAATATAGGAATTGGTCTGACGAAGACCTTATCGAAGAAATCCAAGATTTAACAGACAAGCGCTTGACAATCATCTTTAACTTTCCGCTCGATTATCGAGTAGATGTCAAACAGCACATTTTAGATTGAGGCCGGCATGATTATCTTAAAAGAAGATTATGAGCAAGCTTATTACAGCAGAACGAGCGACTACCTCGATCTTGCTACAGAGTATGGTGAAATTATTAACGACTATCAAGACAAGATAGTGAGTTTGAAGCAAGAGAATAAGCGTTTGAAACGTGAAATATGGAATCTTAAGAAAACGAAAGGAAGACGAAAATAATGGCAAATCAAGTAGCAAAACAAACAAAACGCGACATCACCGTAGACACGAGCGTGTGGACACCACAAGATGTAAAACGGTTTTTTGACCCACAAAACCTTTTAAGTGAAAAACAAATCGGACAAGCTTTAACACTTATCAAAGGGCGCAACCTTAACCCGTTTGCGAACGAAGTTTATATCGTAGCTTATAAAAACAAAGGCGGCGGAACAGAATTTAGTCTGATTGTTTCAAAAGAAGCATTTTTAAAACGCGCAGCACAATGCAAGGATTACGAAGGTTTTGAAGCAGGAGTTGTAGTTTTAGACGCTGACGGAGTGCAAGTTGAACGCAAGGGTTCGCTTGTATTACCAAACGACACGATTGTCGGTGGATGGGCAAGAGTTTATAGAAAGAATTTTAAAGTACCTGTCGAAGTGTACATCAGCATGAGCGAGTACGACAAAGGACGAAGCACTTGGAAAGCAATGCCAGCGACTATGATTCGTAAGACAGCGCTAGTCAATGCATTGCGCGAAGCTTTCCCAGACGATTTAGGAAATATGTACACCGAAGACGACGGCGGAGAAACATTCGACCGTATTAAAGACGTAACACCAGAACCACAAGAAAGCCGTGAAGACGTCTTGGCACGCAAACAAGCTCAAATTGAAAACTGGCAAAATCAAAAATCTAAGCAGGAAGAGCCGAAACCAGAACCTGTCAAAGAAGTACAAACAGAGCTTTTGGATGAAAATGATGAATTGGTCTATTGAGAGGTGAATAGCAAATGCAAGAATTACAAGCAAATGTAAAACAAGCGGAAGTTGAAATTATTGATCGCGAAGCATTCGAGCAAGGAATTGATGACGTAGTAACCAAATATCAAAATTACACAGTCACAGCATCGACTATTAAAGGTGATAAGAAAGTTTTAGCTGATTTGCGCAAGCTCAAAAAGCAAATTTCGGACGAACGCATCAAAATCAAACGT